GAAATACATGTTTTCTAAATCAGGAGCCATAACATTAATTTGTTTATGCCCTAATTCAGTTAATCTCTGATTGATTTGATTTCTAATCTCCCAGTATCTGTTGTATCTGTATAAATCATTTATTTTCAGATTGCCATTCATCATTTCAGATTCTAAATCTACGAATAAACTTTTGATATCTCTCTCAGTATCTTTCATAGATTGTTGATATAATCTGATTAAATGGCCTTCTGTTTCATCAATACTTTTATCTAAAAGTATCTCTTCTTGTTTTAATACTCTATCCTTCCAGTAACTCATCGTCTTCTACCTCATTTCCAGAAGAAGAGAAGTTATATAGACTTGCGTTTGCGGCATTCTGTTCTTCAACCGCTTCAAGTTCAGCATCAACATCAGTAACAAATGGTAACTGAGCAATCAGAGTTTTATTGCTAACTAAACCGCGTAGATTATTAATCATAGATGTAATATCTGCGTAATCAATTGGCAGATTTCTAGTAAAGATAATTTGAATATCTCTCCATACATCCTCACCTTTGATTAAAGATGTAATAGCACAGATAAGTTCAATTCTGCGTTGAAGGGCCATAGTCATTTGTTTCTCAATGGACCCAGCACGATTTTCAAAATTAAGCAGTTTATATTTGATTGCTACACCAGAGCTTGTTCCAAATGCATTATCGTTAAAATCTGGGCAAGCAGAGATTTCTCTAATACTATCTCTAATTGAATCCAGCATATTAGAAATCTGTGTATCTGAAATATTCTTTGTTAAGAACTCAGCAGAACCACCTTGAGGTAGCTGCAAAACGCGGTTAGTTCTCATTAAGTGAAGCGCTTCAGGGTCTACATCATCAATTCCCTGGAGAACTAAATATGCCATAACGAAAGCTTGGAAGTCATCCACTTCACTGGATAACAGTGTATTGTAAGCATCCTGCAGAGACATAATCTTGTCAAAAATGCTTTCCCATTCTTCATTCAGAGGAAAAACAATTACAGGAACTTGCTGATAATAGTTAGGAATCATATCCAGTAATTGGAAACTAGTAAAACTACTATCTGATTTATAATTCTGAACCTCTTTTGCACTATAAATATCAATGTAGAATTCAGAATTAATCAAATCAGTATTGTTTACTGAATAAAATCTAATTACATAAGCCAATTCTTGTTCCAGTGTATTGTAGTAAACAGGTATTACTTCTCTTGGGTCAAGATATTTGAATCTTTGCTTTCCATCAGCATCTACTCATAATACTTCATAGCTAACACCAAATATTAATGAGTTTTTAAGTAATGTGTTATCCTCAAAAGATACATCATTATAGTTTAAAATCTCCTGGATATCACTGATGTCATTGTCCGATGTATATGTGATATCTTTGCCAGTCAAGTAACCGTTATACGTTGCCACAATGGAATTACAATAGTTGGTTACAATCTTGTTGTTTGGCTTCGTATCATCATTAACCACCTTACGCAGAATATCTTGCTTACCAAGGTAATAATTATAATACCTATTCATTTTTGGAACTTCATTGACTCTGAATGCGTTTATTATTTCTCCTATTTTAATAGTAGACAATTGTTCATCTTTATTAATAAAATACATTCAAACCTCCTTAAAGACCTAATAATTTAATATCAAATGTCTTTAGTTTCTTGTTTTGGTATATATCAGAGAATGCATATCTAATTGCATCAATACTATGAGAGAATGTATGGTCCATTTTCTCACTATATTTATCTGTCTTCTTATCTTTTAAATAACAGAAGTTTTCTAACTCATTAATTACATTCACGCAATTAGGATGCACAATTAATTCCATATCTTGAAGAAAACTAATACCTGCTTCCACACTACCTTGCCCCTTTATGCAAGGAACAGTATTAAATCCTTGTTTATGGAAATAATCTATTGCTCTCGGGTCTGCTGAATCACAATAGCACTTTTGATGCCGCAATTCCATTAGTTCCATAGCTTTAGCTAACTCTTCTAATGTTTTTCCAGAAGCATAGAATTCTTGATATATGTATACTCTTTTGTTTTGTTCATCATAGAAAGTATTTACAATTGCGCTTGGGTCAGACCAACCTATGTCCATTCCAGACCTGCGCTTTAACCCCTGGGCCGCAAGTTCCTGAGGATTGAAACTTTCTTTCCTCCAGTTATGAAATACTAATCCTTCTGGGTCCATGCCCCATTCGCCTTCACCTTCAACTAGATATCTACGAGGATTGCGTTTCTTCATTTCCTCAAATAATGAAATGTCTTCTGGGCCAAGCCATTCATTACATCTGTATGTTGTAGTGATTGCTAATTTGTTTTCATCGTTAGGAGTATCAAAAAATCTGGCTTTCAACCAGCTGCTCCCTGACCAAGGGTTAAAAGTAAATATTTCTTGTTTAAAGTATCCTTCTGGCAGTTCACCTCTGATACTTAAATCAATTTTATTAAAACTCTCTTCTGAAACAATTTCATAAGCCTCCTCAAACCATACGAAATTTAAAACTCCAGTAGAGACAGAAATAGATGTTATCTTTAATGGGTCATCCAAACCACGAAAATAAATATGCTGCCCTGTATCCTTGCGGACCGCTTCTAATGGAGAAACTGTGAACTCCCAATATTCGGAGACCCCAAGCTTTTCAGTAGCCCATTGAAGCTGTTTCCAGGTACTGTCGCGGTGTGTATTGAATGTTTGCCGCACAACTAAAGTATTAGATTTAGGGTACTTCATCATGTTGTAAATAATTTTGAGTGCGGCTGTGGTAGATTTCTTACTACCTCTACTACCCTTAACTAAAAGATAACGTCCTTTAAAATGCCAAAAGTCTGAATAACCTCCTCCAACTACATTAGATAAACTAATTGTCTTCATCTAAATCATCCACAAATGTAATGGAAGCTTGTACATCTGCGGTCACAGTTTGTTTATCCAAACCCATTTGGCGCTGAAGAAGGTTAAGTGCTGTGAGTTTATCTCTTTTATTACCATCACCAAAAGCAATCTTAGATAACTCATCAGCAATACGTTCATAAGTAACTGCTTTGGCTGCTCAGTTTACCTTTTGTATTTCTTTTACATATTCAATTACTCTTGGGTCCTTTGCAAGCTTAGGTCCTTGATTATTCGCAGTATCAAATTGACATCCGTATACTTCTAAATAACTAGCGGTTGCGTTATATGTTTCTGCGTATAGTTCAGCAAACCTGCGCTGCTTGGCTGTTAACGGTGTTTTTGCCATAACACTACCTCCTTATTTCATTTAAGAGAATAGAGAGCAAAATTGAATTACTCTGTCCTAAAATACTTATCATATTCCCATTCATAGCACCAACAGTAATCATAAGAGATATATGATTTACCAATTAATGCACATTTAATTGGCGCTGCGTAGCCATTAACTGCGGCCCCAGCTCTAGACATAGAGTTGTACCTGGCTACATATTCACCTTCAATGGTTAACTGGACAATGGGAGTGCCTTGTGTAACAGATATTCTTTCTAATCTTGTTCCATATTGATTATTATATGCATTATCGCACCATTCTAAATTATCCACACAATTATCAGTTTTATCTTCATTTTTATGGTTAACAGCGGAATAATTATTTGGATTATCTAAAAATGCAGCAGCCACTAATCTATGAACTTTATATGATTTTTTTATACTGTCTTTTGAAAAGGTGACAATTTTATATCCATCTTTATCAAATGATTGTGACTTAATACTGCCATAGTAAGTATGTTTATTTCCATTTTTGTGTATAACCTCTCTTGTTACACTTCTAATTCTGCCTAAATTAGATACTTGATAGTATCCTTCATAATTTTCAATATCTTTCCATATTTCTTTCATATCTTCCTCCATTAGAGAAAAAGAGAGATTATTCTAACCTCTCTCTTTCCGATTTCGTTTTTTAAACAATTGCTAATGTCTGGCTTACTATTAGCTATTATTATTGTATCAAAAATTTTTACTTATCGCAAATTGAAAGAATAATTCCAAGAGCGAAAGTAATAATAGATGTTCATGCTGCATAACTTGCGGCAGCCGCAGGATACTGTAATGTCATCGCGAATACATACACTGCTAAGCCAAGACCACATATATTAAATGCTAAATCTTTATATTGTTTCATTGTTTATCTCTCCCTTTCCATCTTATTGCTGGTGTAATTCCATAGATTTCTTGGAAATCTTTTATTGCTAATAAATATGCTTTCATTCACTTCTGGCTTGCGTTTTCTGACCATCTCTTAGGGCCGTAAGCTTGTAAAAGTTTACTGAAAACTAATCTGCGCTCATAGTCAATTTCATTTCCGTTTTTTGTATTAATTAAAGTATAGTTCATGTAAACTCCTATTCAGAAAATACCCTATCCAGGTATTCTTTATCCAAATATCCATTTTCTTTTAGATATTTGTAATCTTCTGCTGTTTCATCATTGTAATCAAAACTACCATACCAATATTGAAACATAATGTCTTGTTGTTTATTTGTTAAATTATTCATCTCTATTCCTCCTATATCTATTCTCCCTTTTGGATGCTGAACAATTGGCCTGTAAGGACAATTGTGAGGCTAGAAGTTTCGACCGTAAGGGAGAAAGCTTCTACTATATTGTTTATTATATTGTTATATTGTTTCTATGTTCATTTTGGAACAGTTTTGTCTCATTTTGAGACAGTTGTGTCTCATTTTGGGATTTTTAATATAGTGTTTTTAAATGGTGTCCCATTTTGAGACAGTTACATAATAAATTCTGTATCTTGTTTTTGGCTTATTTCCACTATACATTCAGGTTGTGGTGTTTCATAAAACTTATAATATCCTTCAGATATTTTCACTAAATACCCTTTCTCAACCAATGTATTGAATGCCCTATAATAAGAAGACCTTGATAATCCCCACATAGCTACATAAGCTGGACCTGAAGGAACTTTAAACCCAAGTGCGTTTTGCTCATAAAACATCCATAGTTTAAAATCAGAATTATCTAAATCATTCATAGCTTGCTGAAGCGCATTCAAATTAATTACTGTGAATGTATTTTTAGCATTGCTTTTTGCTTTTGGTCCAATCTCAACTGTTCTTTGATTTGCTGTCATATTAACCCTCCTTTTTCTTGATATCTTCAATTACCAGATTTCTAACATACTGCGCAACTGGCACATTATTTAACGCGCAGTGTTTTTCAATTTTCGCCTTTAACTCCTCAGTTAATCTAAAAGTTATTTGCGTTGTCTTATCCATTTGTGACCTCCTATGATGTTCGTTATTGTTAAAAAAATGGGAGAAGGGTAGGAGCAAAAGGAGTAAGACCCACCCTTCTCAAGGAAAATAATAAAGAATAAAAGAATAGCAGAATGCCAATAGACAGGAATGGCTGATAACCTGTCATATATAATTAAAGAATAGATAAGTGAAATTAACTTTCTTTGACCAAAAGAGAGGGAAGTATTTAATTATATTACCCTCTCTAAGGAGAAATTGGAATTACCTTCCAAACTACCTTAAGAATTCTTTATTATTAATTGAAGAGAGAGGACCAAGAGCCTTAAATGGTCCTCCCTATCCTAAAGAAAGATAAGAAATAAAAATAAGTTTAATAAGGAATATAATGGAAATATATGGAAATATAGTAAGAAATTCCTTAACTTTTCTTACATAATTATTGTACAAAAATTTTTTTCCAAGAGCAAAAAATAGAGAGTATGCGGTCTTGCCTTAACCGCTCGGTTTCACCTGTCAGCGCATACATATTTTTCTTTTCACTTCTGGAGCAATATGCTATTCTAATCTTAAGGAGGAATACTTATAATGGTAGATTACAAAAAGGCAGAGTTCGCTGATTTAGTTGCGGATGCCAAAGCTAATGGTAGAGTAGAAGAGTTAAAGGACATTGGTTTAGCAAAGGTTAAAGCTAAAGATGGTGGAAAGAGAAAGAGAACTTACCTGGAAATCAAGAAGTTATATTTCTCTCGCTACTATCCTGATATGCTGCCTAAGGCTAAAGCAAAACCTAAAACTATCTATGAAATGTTAGAAGAAATGTAAAAACAATTAAAAATGCTCTCAGACGCAATTTAAGCCATTCTGAGAGCTTTTTTCTTTTGGTAAGTATATTTACACCTTTTTAATAAATTTTGTTCTGTGGGCTTTAAATGAGTTCACAGAGTAAAAACAAAATTAATCGTCCAAGTCACTTTCTTTTTTAAAAGTTTCTGCTAATTTTTCAGCAGAGATTTTTTTACTCATTTTATTGGCATCTCCATAAACATCCAAAGTCATGCTCCTGCTGCTGTGGCCCATCATGAGAGATAATGCAGCAATATCCATTTCAGAACGCATACCAACAGTAGCTAAATTATGTCTTAATCCATG